GAAATGCGCCATCGGCAGCTTCTTTGTCAATCTTAGAAATGGAGTCTACCAATATCAATATTGGCGAGAAAGAAGACACATGGCGGCCCTGGGAACAAAAGCGCTACAAAATAGATAGAGAAATACTTCGTGTAGAAGCAGGCATAGATGTTGGTGAAGATTATAGTGTAGACTTTCTCGAACCAAATTATGCTCTCACCCCTGACACGGAGATTGCATTATGGACATGGCGCTTTGAGCAAGGACTTGCAAGCAAAATTGATTATTGGGATTATATGAATCCGGATGGATCGAAAGATCAGCGTGAAGAGTTTATAGCACAACAAGAACAACCTGAAGAAGAAGACCAACCGGTCAATAGATTACTAAACAGATTGCAAGATGCCAATAGATGAAGCTTTAGAAGCATATTTAGCTAGTTTAGATCAAGCAGAAGATGAATTTCTGAATGATGTTGAAAAGCTGCAAGATGAGGGTTTGTCAACAGAAGAAATATTGCTCTTTATTGCTGCATTAGATATCTCGACATACTTCATTGAGGATTTACAGTTATCGCAAGGAATTGGTGCATATATGGCAGCCAGTGACGCTATTTTAGATAACTTGCCTTTCTTCGGTGCAACAACAGAAGCCAAACTTGTTGCATTGCGCAATATTCAACAAACAATGGTTTTAAATCTATCCAGTAATATGGCCAGTAATATTCAAGTAACACTTGCGCAAGGTATAGCTAACAATCTATCAAGAAGTGAAATAAAAGATTTAATGAAAGGCATTGTTAGTGGTACTAGACCTGATGCAGTGATTACAACGATGCTTGCAACATATGAGCAGTCTGTTATTGCAACAATGGCTGAAGATTTGCCTGATAATACTGAGTGGGAATATATTGGCCCTCGCGATGAAAAGAATCGGGCAGTGTGTAGGCAATACCTTAATGCAGGACCATTAACTAAAAATGAGATTACTGCAATTAAGTCAGATGGATTCATTTTCAGGGGCGGATTCCGTTGCCGTCATCAATGGGGTGTCGTAGATGGCTAATCAAAAGATACCAGGCTTACTTCGAGGCTTACTCAAATTCTCATCAGATGATTTAAAGAAGTTCGCAGATAAAATTCGCGATACTCACGTAGAGCAAACAAAAAAGGGTATTGATGCATTTGGTAAAGTGTTTAAGCCTTACTCTAGGTCATATAGTACCAAGAAAGCAAATAGAGGCTTTGCCAAGCAAGTAAGTAACAAAGTCAGTCCGCCTGACCTAACACTTACTGGGAGAATGTTTAAAAAGTTTCAAGTGATGGCCACAAGTACAGCGCCTGAGTTACAGATTAAATACGGCATCAAATCAAACAAAGATGGTCACAAACTAGCAAAGAATAATAAGACGCGTGTCATCGCTGGTAGTAATAGAGTAGGGCCATTAGTACAAAAAGAAGTGGTCAAGATGTTTGAAAAGAACACGCAAAAGAATTTAAAAGAAATTTCGCGCCAACGATTAAAAGTAACGTTGTAATGAATAGGAGACAGTATGTCTGAAGATAATGTGCAGAGCGCACCCGGTGACAAACCATATGTCGAGCGACCACCAGTAGAAAAAGCAGTAGCTCAAGAGGCGGCGGCCGAACAACCGCAGGATCAACCAACTAACCCTGAAGTTGGAGACTTGATCGCAGAATCAAAGAAATATAGGGCGAGAAGTCAAAAAGCAGAGGCTGAACTTGCACAAATGCAAAAACAAGCAGAAGCTCAACGCACCAAAGAGTTAGAAGCCAAAAAAGAATGGCAAACTCTTGCGGAAGAGCGCGCTGCTAGGACTTTCAGAACTTGAACCCATTGTGGAGCGAGCCATGAAAGACGAAGCACAAATGCGAGAACAGATACTGAATGACTTCAGTATAGAAGATCGTGAAACGTTTGGAGACTTGCCAATGGCAAAGCTTCGTGCGTTACACAATAAAATTGTTCAACAGCCGAAAGTAGCTATCGCTAATAACCCGGCAGTTCCTGCAAATGAAGTCCAAGGTGATTGGACGCAGATGTCTGATAAAGACAGAAAAAAGAACTGGCCAAAGATTATTGATAGATACCGCCGTGCTAAAAATTAAGGAGCTATAATGGCTAATTATTATGGATTTACTGGTGATGTAACCCAAAAATCAGATATTGATGTATTTGTACCCGAGCTATGGGCAGACGGTGTAATGCGTTATTTCGAGAAGAATTTAGTACTCAAACCATTTTTTGATGACTACAGTTCTCTTGTTCAAGGACGCGGAGACATTTTGCACATTCCCACAATGCAAGAAGTTGCTTCCGGAACAAAAGCAGCAAACGCATCAGTTGACTTTTCCGCTAATGTAGAAACTGGTATCGATCTTGCGATTGACCAACACAAATATGCCGCAAAATTACTAGAAGATGTGGCTATGGTCCAATCCAACGAACAGCTTTTTGATAAGTATGCTCAGTCAATGGGATATAGCTTAGCAAAAGCCGTAGATGTTAAGATTGAGAGTTTGCTTCAGACACTTGGTACAACTCAGGACTTGGCAGCAAATAATAGCATGTCAAACGCTGATGTTGAAACAGCAATTGGAACATTATTAACTAATGATATTCCAAAAGAAGAGTGTGCATTCTTTGTGAATCCACTTATCTATGCTGACCTCTTGAACTCTAGGGCATTTGTTGCTGCTGGTGTATCAGGATCAACTAGCACTTCTGCTGGTATTGGTTTTGGTGCTGATAATGCAGCAATGAGAACTGGTGAAGTTGGTTTACTCTTTGGTATACCGGTTTTCACTAGCTCATTGATACCAACAACATCTAGTGATGGTATTGAAGTAGGATATCTTGTACACAAATCTGCAATTGCAGTTGCTGTGCAGCAGGATATTCGCATTCAAAGCTCTTATGATGTCTCTTACCTGGGTACAAAAATCGTTGCCGATATTATTTATGGTGCAGTGATTACGACTAGTAACCATGTTAAGGGTATCGAGTTCTTGAACTCATAAACCACATGCAATCAAGCTGGGCGGTGCTTTGTCATCGCCCAGTGCAATATATGAAAGATACTTATGATTATACTTAATAAAGAAAACCACACCAAACATGTTAGCACGCGTGAAGAAGCGCAGAAGCTTGTTGATGAGGGTTATCAAGTACTAAAAAACAAACTTGGCGGACCAAAGATTGAAAAGTCTGAGCCAAAGAAAAAGTTGAAGAAGATATTTAAGAAGTAATACTCTTATTTATGTCTCGTTCACGGTCTGCTAATACCTTAGAGATGGAGAAAAAATGGCAACAAGTAATTTACATCGTTATACCGCGCAAGAAGCGCTAAACATCATCACCGCAGGCGGTGGCTATGATTATGTCACCAACGCCACAGTAAACGCCCATACTTACGTAGCAATCACTGCTTTATCAGTTGATGCAGTTGTATCTGCTACTAGTTCAGATACGGACATATGGGATACCTTATCATCTGTTACAGTAAAGGCCGGTCAAACCATTTATGGGAATTGGTCTGCTGTTACGGTAGCTAGTGGAGATTTCGCAATCGTGCATAGGAGATCAAGCTAATGGCTAACCTACATAAACGCTCGGTTCAAGAAGCATTAAACTCTACAGTAGGTGGTGGATGGTCCGTTAAATCAGCCGCTGCAAGTGGAAGTAGTGCGAATGTTAATAATTCGATACATGTAGCACTAGCATCAACCACTGCAACACTAGCTGTTCATAGCTCTGTTGCTTTGCATTTTAATTTTAGTGCAGATAGTGGCCAGGATGTAAATGCATCCAATGACATGATTGTGCCAAAAGACACAATGATGTTTTTCACTGTGCCAAGAGGACTAGGCAACACAGTGTATTTTAATCATAATAGTACAACAACTAGCACTGGTTCAGTGCGGATCGTGGAGATATAATGATTGGTGGAATGGGGAGTGCCGTAACTCCTGACTTAAGCAAAGGCGGTGAGATAGATGGCGATCTAGTAATAACTGGCGATTTTAAAGTAGAGGGTGCTGGTAGTTTTGTATATGATGAAGTAATTGAGGGTACGCTTGGATTAAGTAGTCATTTA